ATATCGCTCACGGTAAAGGTGGCTCCGGTGTCAGTCATCTAATACCTCTTCGGTGATGGGTGGTTCGGTGGTGGTGCCACGCGCGAGAAGTTCGGCGTGTGTAGGATGAGGAAATTGCAGATACATCTTGAGGCGATGAATGACGACAAGCGGTATTGCTTCGCGTTCGTTTATCCATCGCCATACGCTGACGCGCGACCGACCTAATACGTCGGCGGCAAATCCGTTTACGGGACCACCGTAAACCTTGATTGCCGTGCGCAATGTTTTACTGCCGAGTGGCAATACAACCTCCGTGTAAGGTGTAGCCCATCATACTGCTTTCTCGAGTAAAGCGCAAGTACCGTGGGGGACGTAGTTACGTAGGGAACTTTTGTCAAGGGTAAATTGGGGCTTGCGGAATTGTTGCGGACGTATCATTTTGGGGGCGATACCATAAGGGTATCAGGTCAACTTCACCGGAGCGTTCATGCAACGTACTACAGAGAATGGTGCATCTGTTGGCGTCGGTACGTACGGCGATACGTACGGCGAGTGCTATTACTGTCGTGATGGGGAGTCGGTGCGTTTGTATCGATACGAAAAGGCGTATCGATACAACGGGGATATTGTGGCGGATACGGAGATGGTGTGTCGCGGGTGTTATAACTGGCTCGGTACGGCATCCCACGAATAAGTAGGACACGGACCGCACATCGGCGGTCGGTGATTGTAGTTCACACGCAAGTAGGAGAGGCAAGCAATGGCAATTATCAAGCTACCCAACGTTGGCGACACTCACACGATGCATATCAAAACGTGTGAGCGAAACACGGGAACGTATGGGGAACAGGTGCTATTCAGCGATGGTACCGACACGCTTTACCTTCCGCAGACATCGGCGGATATGCAGTTGAAGAGAATTTTCGGCGAGGAGTTTTCGTATACGGATGCCGTCGGGAATTCGTTGACGTTCTCGCGTACGGCAAACAACAAGCGACCCGGAGCCGCGCCGTATTGGAACATCGCTCCGGCGGTACCACAGAGGCCGTCGTCTGGCAAGCGAATGGAAGTGCCGACGGAAATCATTGGTGGCAATGTTGAGACGGGGAGCGAGGCGCGACGTAAGGTGGTGGCGCGCGCATATTGCGATTTGTTTAAGGCGGTCGCAAGGGATTTGGGTATCAATGATTACAGCGCGGTGCAGGCGGCGACGGCGACCATCTGGATTTCGTGGAAGGATAAGGGAATACAGCCGGATGGATTGGATGGTGTGGTGAAAAGCGTAGAAAAGGCACCTGTCGTGAAGATGCCGGAGCCAAGCGGAAAGCGAATCATGCCGCCGTCATCGTATGAGGAGCCGGACTATAGCAATTTCCCGCCACCGACCGACGACGACCTCCCGTTCTAACCAACGACTCAACACCGGAGCGAACCAATGGAACGCAAAGAAGAGTGGTGGGAGAAAATTATTCGTCAATCGTTCGAGCCGTTCCCGATGCGTCATCCGGTGACGGGGAAACTTGGTGAGTGGCGCGGTCGGTATTTGGCGGAAGAAGAGCGGACGAAGAAGAAATACGAGACGGATGAAGAGTGGTTCGAGTTCTGCCAACAACATTACCTTGCGCAACCGTGCCATATCTGTGAGGCGGCGGCGTTGGGTAGTGATGAGGGGGCGGAGGCATGACGTACGGCGACGAAGTGGAGCGCGAGATACAGCGCAAGTATTCGATGCGCGCGGAGATGCCGTTCACCGATGGGTTGTTTGCGGTGGCGGTACAACAGGTGAAGGAGGCGGAAGAGAGCGATACCATCAAGCGGCAATGGTGGCGGTGGCATCGTATGAATCCGCACGTGTATGAGTTGTTTAAGCAATTCACGTTCGATGTCATTCGAAGGGGCCACAAGCATTACTCAAGCAAGGCTATCTTCGAGCGTATCCGGTGGCATACCGAGATTGAGACGGCGGGTGAAGAATTCAAGATGAGCAACAATTACACGCCGTATTACGCGCGGTTGTTCATGAAAGATTTTCCGGAACACGCGGAGTTCTTTCGCACGAAGGCGTTGCGTAGTGATGGCGGTACATAGGTGATTACGTTGCGAAGTTAGGAGTTTGGTGCGATGTTGTAAGGGTGAGGCGGTCAACCTCACGCCAATCGAAGACAGATGGCCCCGATATCACTCTGCTCACTTTCTCCGGTGGGTTGACCCAGAGTGCTCTGTCGGGGCCACTTCGTTTTCTGCGCTACGTTGGAACGTCACACAACGACTACGGGGAGTGGCGCGTCGGTTCGATTCCGGCGGTAGCGGTAGAGTGAACGGGGCTTAATCTCGGTTTCCCCGTTGCGTACGTTCCCGCGCGTACGTCATCAATCCTAACCGTGCTCAATCGCGTACGACAAAAACAAACCCACGCTCTGTCAGCCTACAACGTGGTCGGTGGTGGTGTTCGCGTATTGGGGAGATGGACGGTAGCACAGCAGTATCGAAGGGTAACTCGTCGAGGAAATCCGCGCTCGCCCCGCGCGGTATTGCAGACGACGCCCTCTGCTGGATTGCGGTTTGAGTGGTTCGAATCCGTTGGGTAGTCGCGTAAGAACGTCAACCGCGAACTACCACCGGATATGGCGGGGGCGTGGCTGTAAGTTAGGGCGTCCTAAATTCGCCGACAGAGGAAAAACGGGGGGGACTTGCGGGTATCTACAGACGTAGGTACTCTTGCTGTGTCGGCGGGAATGAACCCGTCGCGCTCACCGGAGATGAGAACATGGCGAACAACGACGTATACACGAAGGTATTCGGGGCGATTGTTGACGAGATGGAGAAGGGCAACGCGCCGTGGGTGCGCCCGTTTAAGGATACGGGGATGCCGCACAATGCGTCGTCGGGGCGGCGGTATTCGGGTGGCAATGTCTTCGCTCTTTGGTTCGCGGCGATGCAGAAGGGATACAAGCAGAGTGGCTGGGTGACGTTTAAGCAGGCGCAGGCGAGCGGGTGCATGGTGCGAAAGGGGGAGAAGGGGACAGCGGTGTATTACATGTCAAAGGTAGAGAAGAGGAACCCGGAGGACGTCACGAAGAAGGAGTACTACTTTCTCGCCAAGTTCTTTATCGTGTTTAACGTGGAACAGTTGGAGGAAGTGCAGGAGGGTGCGCTCGCGAAACTCAAGAGCGGCGACACGACGACGTACAAGGTCGATGCGGTCGAGGATGCGGACGCGATGGTCGCGGCGACGGGCGCGGTCGTCATCAATGAGACGAACGGCGGCGCGTGGTACTCGCCGGCGCGTGACGTCATCAACATGCCGGAGCGTGGCGAGTTCAAGGGGACGAGCGAATATTACGGCACGTTGTTTCACGAACTTACGCATTGGACGGGCGCGGAGTCGCGGTGCAATCGCAAGCTGACGGGAAAGTTCGGCAACCCCGATTACGCCTTCGAAGAATTGGTCGCGGAGTTGGGCGCGGCGTTTCTTTCCTCGACGTACGGCATGGAGATGGTGAGCCAATCGGCGGCGTATATGAAGAATTGGGCGGCGGCATGTCGCGCGAATCCTGAAATGCTGGCGCGCGCGGCGTCACTCGCTCAGGCGGCGGCGGATTACGTGACGGGGGAGCGGTTGGCCCCCGTCGAGGCGGCGGCGTAAGTTGTTGATTTTTAGCAACTTACGGGGAGGGTGGAGGCTAACCCCTTGTAAATCAACGACTTACGAAACCGAAAAAAATCTTTTTTTTAGACTTGTGCGTAGGTACGTAGGTAGGTACTCTTCCTGTGTGAGCAATGACGCTCACGCAATTCACCGGGGGACACGACGATGCGCGCCCAGACTTTCAAGTATGACGGCTTCACCTACAAGCTGAGCAAGAACGAAGGCACCGAGAAGTTTTACATCACCTGTGTCGATACAAGCGAAGTGTTGGTTTGGAAAGTTGACTCGAAAGAAATCGCGCTGATGGAACTTGGCATGTTTTTGCAGAAGAGTGGGCGCGCGTAAAAATCAGACTTGCGGTAGTAACGAAGGTAGATACTTTAAGCTGTGTAGGGTCAACCACTCAACGGAGAATACAACAATGCAGACCACGACCGAGACGTTTCAGTATGCGATGCACAGCGGGTACAGCGACACGGACCCGTACGAAGTGGTTCGCTACATCAGCGACAAGTGCATCGAAGTGCGGGAGATGAAGGCGGAGATGGCGGCGGATTACAAGCCGAATTTCGTTCCCGGTGGTTTCTCTGGTCATTGCACGAATCAGGGGTCGCAGAAGTGGGTCATTACGTCGGATGAGAACGGAACGGTAGAGCGCATCCGGCTTCACAAGGATGGTCGCTGGTACGGCGTAGGCAAGCGGCGGTTTGTGTTGGCGAATGAGCCGCGCAAGTATTACGACTTCAACTTCTAATAAACCAACAACGCAACGGGCCGCGCGGTGCGGCTCTCACACACACCGGAGAATACAGCAATGACCAACCTAGCCAAGCCGTTCGCAATGCACGTCTCTTCGCAGGAAGCGATGCGCGACCTTGTTATCGCAATGCGCAAGAATCTGGAAGACCTGTCCGACTTTGAAAAAGAGAATCGCGAAGCGATGGGGAGCGCGTGGGTGTTGAAGTATTCCGGCAAGGTGCCCCGGTTTGTTACGCGCGCTGGCTATTCGAATACGGCAATGCTGGAAAGCGCGGTGCTGTTTCAGTCAGGGCCAGCGGCGGAAGCATTCGTTACTCGCTTCCCCGATGAGTGCATCGGTTTTCACGATGACCTTCCGGCCCCCGTATCGTTGCGTACGGCGATGGAGTATCAAAAAGATTACGTCCGACAAGTGATTGCGCGCCTAGCTGAATTCGTGGACTAATCGAACGCCATACCCACGGGCCGCATGGTGCGGCCTCTACCATCACCTCTTCGGACTAACCAATGAACATCACACGATTGGCTCGACTCATGGCGGAACGACACGGCGCGTATGATGGCGCACTCAAGATGGAAGCGCGCGCGGATTATTACAGCAAGTTGGCGGAGGACAACGCAAGAGACCATAGAGAATTGTCACGATTCGAGTATACGTTCCGCGCGATGTTTTGGTACTCAGTTGGTCGGGTGTGTATTACCAAGTACTCTTACAAAGAGGGAGTTAAGGTCTAATGCAGAAAGAATTGGCGGAGGTGTTGGAACTGTTGCGCATGCCAGATGAGCGTGGGCTGTCAATGGCAAAGGCACGGTTGGCGTTGGCGATTCGATATTGCCCACAGACGGTGTTGCATTGGTGCGCGGGACGTCGACAGATGGGACCGCGCGCGTTGGAGGCGGTGCGAAAGGTGCGCGACGAATTGCGGCGGGAGATTCCGACATGAATATTGTCTGCGCGTATTGCGAGGGTGTGATGCATGATGGGGTGTTGCGTCATGCGGAGCGATGCGAGGCGATGCATCAGGCGGCGCGCGAAACGATGCCGGATGTGGGGCGATTTGTTTTCGATTACATCGACATGCCTTGCGGTGAAGTATTGAAGCGATGGACGTTCACGGAACACGTGTCGGATTGCATGGAGTGTGCATCGGTCTTGGCGACGGCGATGTATGGCGACAACCACAAACAATGGGGAGTGATGTAACATGACGCTCAACTTTCCGCTCTTGATGGACGACCACGCAGAGAAAAGTTTGAACGCGCTCGATGATGAGATTATCAAGGTGTCGCAACAGTTGGTTCGTTTGCACCATGAACGGATGCGGTTGATGGCGCACACCGTCATGCATCATGCGTTCGGCGGTCGGGAGGTAGTCGCGGAATGATGCGGTGCGAGTTGTCAACGTGTCGCGGCGTCGTGGTCGAGCGCGTCGATAGGATTGGGCGCGTCACGTTTCATTGTGCGCAATGTGAGCGTCGGAAGCGTGGCGTCTGTCGGTATTGCCCACGGCCTGTGTATGGCACGGTCGGCGTGACGTTCTATTGCGAAGAGTGCAAGAAGATTCGCAGGCGCAAGGATTGTATGCGGTGGCAAAAAAACAATTTGGATAAGGTGGCGGAGGGCGCGCGCAAACGGCGATGGCAGGAAAAGGGAATGCAACCGCCTGCGGAGAAGATGACGCTCGCGCAGGCGGGTAAGATTGGCGGACCGTTAGGAGCGGCGGCGCGCGTTCGAAGTTTGGGACCGGAGCGCGTAAAGGAGATTGCAAAGAAAGCGAGAGAGGCGCGATGGGCGAAGTATTACGCGCGCAAACGATTAGAGGAGGAACGTGGTGGCAAATAAACCGTCGTTGTATAAGATGGCAATTCGTCGCAAGCCACAACATCTGGAAGCGATAGAACAGCGTTTGTTTATACGTCGTTGGCGGACGGACCCGCGAACGAGAGAGCGCGCGGCGTGTGCGGTGCCGAATGGGGGGAGGCGTTCGGCGCGCGAAGCGGCGTTGATGAAAGCGGAGGGCGTGGAGGCGGGGGTGCCGGATTGGTTGTGCTTTGCTCCGGCAAGCGACAATACCACGGTGGGATTGGCAATTGAATTCAAGTCACCGACGGGGAAGGGTCGCGTGAGCGATAACCAGAAGCGGTGGCATGTGCTATTGCGCAATGCAGGGTGGAGGGTCGAGATTGTGACGACGGCGGCGGATGCGTGGCGCGTCGTGACATCTCACCTTGGAATTGATGATGGCTAAAAAGAAATCACCCGTGGCATGTTATTGTGAGTCGTATTGTCTAACGTGCCAGATTGGATTCGTAACGCGCGAGGCGGTGAAGATTCACAATCTGCGCGTGGCGTGTCATGGAGAGCGCGCGTATCCTGTGGGGGGAAAGTGGAAACAAAGAGACGGTACCTACATCACCCGTTGGGAGAACTAACAATGCAAGGTCAGGCAATGCACCTTATCGCGTCGGTGTTTTTTGTTTTGGGTTTGATGGTGTTGGGATTGGTTATCATGGTGTATACGTACGTCGATGAAATCCTGACAATGGTTCGGGAGTTGTCAAAGGTGAAGCGGCGCGTGGTGACGCGCGAGGAAAACGAGACGGCGCGGCGTATTATTTCCGCGAAGGGTAAGGACAAAGCGTGATGGAGTGGACGCGCGTACCTATTCGGGATATCAAGCCCAACCCGGAAAACCCGCGAATCATTCGCGATGAAGCGTTTCAAAAGTTGGTTCGGTCGATTCGCGAGTTCCCGGAAATGTTGGAACTGCGCCCGTTGGTGGTGAACGGTGACGGCGTTGTATTGGGTGGCAACATGCGGTTGCGCGCGTGTGAGGCGGCGGGATTGGTGGACGTTCCCGTCGTGCGCGCGTCGTCGTTGACGGAGGAGCAACAGCGCGAGTTCATCATCAAGGACAACGTCGGGTACGGAGAATGGGAGTGGGAGGCGTTGGCGAATTTGTGGGACGTCGAGAAGTTGGCGGAGTGGGGATTAGATGTACCGGACCCGATTGATACGATGGAAGAGGGCGAAGAATTAGAGTTGGAACAATCGGTACAGTTAGAACCACCGCGCGAATACATCGTCATATTGGCGGACCCGAATTCGTTGGAGTGGGAAGAGATTAAGGAGACGCTAAAACTGAAGATGGTAAGGCGCGGCGGGTATAAAGAGGGAAGCCCGTTTGATGCGTTGGGATTGGAGCGCGTCCTGTGGTGGAACGATTTCAAAGAGAGATACGATGCTCATCGCAATACCGAGCAAAAGTAGGGCAGGGCGTACGACGACCAACGAAATCGTTCCAAATGCGGGAACGTTTTTCGTGCCGGAGTCGGAGGTCCACCAATACAATTACGTGCGAAACGTGGTCGCGGTACCGAAGGAGGTGCGCGGTATTACGGCGACGCGCAATTGGATTCTGCGCAATGCGGGAGATGAGTGGGTCGTCTTTCTCGACGATGACGCGATGGCGACGGGATATACTAAGTTGCTTATGCGCAACGGGAAGCAGAAGCAAATCAAGGATGAGGGGTTCTGGGTCGATGAGTTCGTCAAGGCGTTTGACGTTACGGTACAGATGGGGTATAAGATGTGGGGATTAAAGACGGAGGCGGCGTTACGTTCCGTCTATCCTTACAAACCGTTCCTTACGCGAACGTATCTCACCGCGTCGTGCATGGGGATGGTCAACGATGGGGAATTCTTTTTCGACGAGTCATATCCCGTCAAAGAAGATTATGAGATATGTTTAAGACATATGCAGAAGTATGGCGGGATATACGGCATCCGCTATATGCATTGGCAGAATGAGCATTGGACAACAGAGGGCGGATGCAAGGATTACCGTACCGTCGAAATAGAACGCGAGGCAATTAAGCGTCTTATTAAGCAGTATCCGGGAATGATTCGTAAGGCAAAGCGGAAGGCGAATACCTTCACGATTGAACTCAACGTATAACAAGCGGTGCAATATGTCGGACGGTAATAGACACAAAAAAAAGGCGATGATATCTGCCCTTGAAAAGTCGTTGGGCGTTGTGACGACGGCGTGTAAGATGGCGGGAGTCTCGCGCGCGACGCATTACGTGTGGATGGAGAAGGACGCGACGTATAGGGAAGAGGTCGAGAGTATCGCGGATATGGCGTTGGATTTCGCGGAATCCAAGTTGCATTCGCAAATCGCGGACAACAATACGGCGGCGACCATCTTCTACCTAAAGACCAAGGGGAAGTCGAGAGGGTACGTCGAGCGATTCGATGTCACGAGTAACGAGCAGACTATCGGTACACAGACCATCGTGATTGGCGGCAAGGAGATTAAGTTCTGACCCGTTTCTTTGAAGAGACTCCGGCACAGCGACAGTTTGCGGAAGCGACCTTCTCCGGTCGCTTTCGTTATTTGCTCTACGGCGGCGGGATTCGTAGCGGTAAAACGTCGTTGGCTCTTATCATCGTGCAAGCGTTGGCGCGTATCTACCCACGGTCGCGGTGGGCGATTGTGCGTAAAGACATACCGAGTATTCGGCGTAACGTATTGCCTGCGATTAGCAAGTTCAGGGTGCCGGGGTTTACGGGCGACATCAATTTTGCGTCGTGGACGATGGGGTGCGCGAATGGGTCGGAGATTCTATTCGTCAACGAAAACATCACGGCGGACCCCGACCTCGATGCGTGGAAGGGATTAGAGGTCAACGGATTCGTACTCGAAGAGGCAAACGAATTATCACAGGCGGCGTGGTACAAAGCGGTCGAGCGCGCGGGGTCTTGGGTTGTTCCGAATGGGGAACAACCGTCGCCGTTGATTCTACTCACGTGCAATCCGGGCTTGGGTTGGGTCAAGGAAACGTTCTATGACCCACACAAGTCGGGAACGTTGCGCGAGCCGTATTACTTTCAACCCGCGACGGTAGCGGATAATCCGCATATCTCTGACGAATACCGCGAGGCGTTGAAGAACCTACCAGAGCGCGAGTATAGGCGTTTTGTATTGGGTGATTGGGATTCGTTGTCGGCGGCACCGGGGGCGTTGTGGACGCCGGAACTTATTATCGAAAATCGCGTCACGAACGGACCGACGGAGTATAAGCGCGTCGTCGTGGCGATTGACCCTGCGGCGACGTCGGGGCCAGACAGCGACGAAACGGGAATCGTTGTATTCGGTCACGGCAAAGACGGACACGGATACGTTCTACACGACGCGAGCGGAAGGTATAAGCCACACGAATGGGCGAATAAGGCTATCGCGTTGTATAGGCAATACAATGCGGACCGCATCATTGGTGAGACGAACAACGGTGGTGATATGGTCGAGGCGACGTTGCGCGCGATTGATTACGGAATACCGTATCGGTCGGTACATGCATCGCGTGGGAAGGCAAAGCGCGCGGAACCCGTGGCGGCGTTGTATGAGCGAGGACTAATACATCACGTTGGAACCTTTGCCAAGTTGGAGCAACAGATGACGTCGTGGACGCCGGAGGAAACGTCGTTCAGTCCCGACCGGATGGATGCGATGGTGTGGGCGGCGTCGTGGACAATGCTTCGCGGCGGCGGAGGGTTTGTCGTGTAAGAAGTTAGGGGGGTTGCGCTATTATGAGTTTTTACATATGGTGCATATAGAGTACCAGTAAACTCTCTTCGCCGAGTGCGTATTGCCGACAGATAATCGTCGTTCTATTTTCTCGCGCGTCGCTCAAGTGCTTCGCACGTTTAATGCGCCGGATGGTGAGGCGCGTAGTGTGATACCGACGACGTTGCCGGGAACTGGTGTTGCTGGTTTGCAGATGGTTCGTTCGGCGAACCCGCAGGAGTATAAGCCGCTCGGCGCAAATGTGCGCGCGCGCGGATTCAATGAACACCCCGTCGTTCATGCATGTATCCGCGCGGTGGCGGATATTGTCGCGTCGGTACCTCTTGTCGTATTGAAGGAGCGAGGGAATCGCGAGTCGGCGGTAGGCGACAATCACCCGTTGCAAAAGTTGCTCAACCAACCAACGGGCAAGATGACGGCGCGACAGTTGCGCGCGCGATTCGCGGTTGATTTTCTGGGATACGGCAACTCGATGTTCCACCTTGAGCGCGCGGGTGCGACGGGAACGGGACGTATCATTGGCATCCGGTCTATTAATCCCGAAGCGTTGCAGTCGGTGTGGGTTGATGCGGATGGTGACCCCGCGCGGTACGATTACAGCGATTGGTCGGGCATCGTGCGCAATGCGCCCGTCGAGGACGTTCTGCATTTCCGTGACCTCGATATGCCGCGCCCGTATTTCCCCGATGTGTTCGGGTATCCGCGCGGCGCGACGGCGATTCAATCCATCGTCGCGGATAACGAAGCGACGAACTATGTGCGTCAGGTGGTGTCGAATGACGGGACGCCGACGTTCGCGGTGATTCTGTCAGACGAAGCGACGTCGGATGATGCGCTCTCGATGCAACAGCGGTATACGGCGCGCACGGTCGAGCGCGGAAAGCGTGGCGCGCCTGCGTTCTTTGGAGCGGTGAAAGATATCAAACCGCTCGGATTTACGCTCAACGATTTGGAATTCCCCGACCTTCGTCGAGTATCGCGTGAGGATATCTGTGCGGCGTTTGGCGTTGACCCGCGCATGATTGGCATCGGTTCGGCGTCGAGTGATGCGGGACTATCTGGGGTGCAGTACATCGAAGCGCGCGCGCGATTGGTTCAGCATACGATTGAGCCGATGCTCATCGTCTTTGAAGATGAGATTAACAATTGGCTCGCGCCAGAATTTGGTGACGTATACGTCGCGTATGACGCAAACGTGTTGCGTGATTTGGTCGAGAATGATGAGGCGACCTCGACTCGTATTCGCGCGGAGTTTGCGGCGTCGTTGCGTACGTTCGAAGAATCGCGTCGCGCGTTGAAGTTGTCGCCTGTGCCGGAACCCGCCGAGTCGTTGCTCATTACTCCGGCGACGACGTTGGTGCCGTCGGCAATTGCCATTGCTCCGGCGTTGTCGGCGGAAGATGAGTCGGCTCTCGATGCCGCGCCAATTGCAAGTGGCAATGTCAATGCCACGGTGCCGCCGTCTGGCGAGATTCAGACGACGGAGGCGACGGTACTGAATGGAGCGCAGATTGCAAGCGCGAAAGACATCGTATTGGCGGTGGCGGCGGGACAGATGCCGCGCGATGCTGGCGTTGCGATGCTGAAGGTATTCTTCAACCTTGCGTCGGATGTGGCGGAAGCGTTGATGGGGTCGGCGGGTACGGGTGCGACGACGACGCCAAATGTGGTGGCGACGGATGGAGCGGTGACACCTGTGGCGAGTGCGCCCGTTGCGGCTCCTGTCGTCGAGGAAAAGGACGACGAAGAAGAGGACGACGACGAAGAAGAGATGGAGGAAGAGTCCGAGGTCGAGGGCGTCGGGATGCGCGCGGAAGGCAAGACTAACTTTCCGAACGATGGCGACGACAAGAAGGTCTCACTCCGCAATTCGCAGTGGTCGTTGTTTCCCGTCGGTGAGGCGGAAGACCTAAAAGAAAATTGGCCTGAGATTTGGTCGAAGGGTGGCAACATCAAGGGCAACGAGCAGTTCGCAAAGCTTGCACCTTTGGCAAAGCGTGGCGGCGTTCCTGATGGCGAGGCGGAAGAGAACGCCATCCGACTGCGCGAGGCGTGGGTTGCGCGTCACGAGGGTGACTTCCAACTCGCGGGAGTGGTCGCGCAAATCAAGTGGCTCGCGGTTGGGTCGCGTGGCCTTGACCATATGCGCGCGGTCATTCGAGAGGCGAAGGATAAGACGGAGCGAAATACGTCGTCAGCAGATGTTATTCAGATGACGGACGCGAAGCGCGCGAAGTGGGAGCGAGTGCAGAAGACACTCGACGCGGAAGAGATGGCGTATAAGGCGGAAGCGCAGACGCTCTTTGATTTCGAGTCGGTGGACGTCGAGCGAATTTTCACGGCAAATCAGCGCGCGGATGCGAAACTCAATAAGGTGAAGGGAGAAATCCGCGCGAAGTATGCGAAGGGCGGAGAGTATCGGACGCGATGGGAGAAGCGATACCAGCGTCTTATTGGGCCGACGTATATCAAGGGCGCGGAAGATGTGGGCTCTCTTGCCGTGTCGTTTACGTTGCAGTCGAAGGAAGTGCAACGTGCTATCAAGACGCGCGCTAATAAGTTGGCGGGTGAGGTAAGTAAGACGTCGTACCGTCAGATATCGGCGGCGATTATGGCGGGTGAGCGCGCGGGACTTTCGTTCCGTGAGATTGCGGACCTTGTTCAGCAGACGGCGTTCGGTCGGTCGAATACGGACGCGCGCGCGATGGCAATTGCTCGGACGGAATCATCGGGCGCGATGTCGCAGGGGTCGTGGGACCAAGCGAAGGATGCTGGCATCTTTGTCGCGAAGGAATGGCTGTCGTTTGACGACGGCAATACGCGACTTACACATCTTGAAGCGCGCGACGAAGGCATCATCCCTATCAACAATAAGTTTCAGTCAAACAACCTCGAATACCCACTCGACCCAAGTGGCGACGCGGCAGAGGTTATTAACTGCCGTTGCACGTTAGTGTATTACACACAGGATGAGATATGAGCGCAACGAATAAGGCGACAAAGGTGTGGCACGTTGCCCACTCTACGCTTCAGGTTCGAGCGGAGGATAACCTACCGCCCGGAATTGCAGGGCGCGTGAGCGGTGTGGCGGTCACGTACGATGTCGTCGATAGCTACGGGACGATGTTTGCGCGCGGATGCGCAAAGCGGTCTATCGACCAGCGCGTCGCGGCGCGAAAGGTTCCACTCCTGATGGACCACGAGGCGTCTACGCGCGCGCACGTTGGCGTGGTGTCAGCGATGGCGGATGCGGGTGATGCGGTCGTGATGACGGCGGAAGTATTCGATACCGAGGAAGGGCGCGCGGCGATGGAATACGTCAAGGCGGTCATGGCGGCGGGTGCTTCAACGGGATTTTCGATTGGGTTCGTGCCGCGTAAGTCTGATATTGTCGTCGTTGATGGCGCGAACGTCGAGCGGTTTACAGAGATTGAGTTGCGCGAAGTATCCATTACGCCGATGCCTGCGGTGCCGGGAGCGGCGGTTACATCGGCGCGAAATGAAGATGTGGCTCCGATGGATGATGAGGATGAAGTGATGGAAGAGTCCGACCCGATGCGTGTGCTGATGCTGGCGGCACGGCTCGCGTTGGATGCGTTGTCGTCAGAGATGCGAACCGCACTTCTGGCGGAGTACCTTGCTCCCCTCCCGAAGCCCACACCGGAGGCCGCGTCTATCCCTGTGGTAGATACGCTATCCGTTCCGGCATCGGACGAGATGCGAGGCGTTAGTATGGCGGACCGCATTGCGGCGGTGCGTCAATCGTATCATACACCTTGTAAGTGAGACAACAACAATGAAGACCCCGATGGTTTCCAAGAACCGCGCCGCGAACGAACTTCGCGAGCAGGCGCACAAGCTTCGTAGCGAACTGATGGACTCGACTCTTTCGCTTACGGCGGAGGAGGTCGAGAAGCGGACCGCCGACATTCGTGCGCTTGAGATGCGCGCGCAGGCCGCCGCTGAGTTTACCCCCGATGCCGAGATTGCGCGTCAGGGTGGCGATGCGGAACTTACCCGTTTCGATGTGACGGATAAGGCCGAGTTCCGTAACATGAAGGACGCGAAGGGCGAGATGCGTCGCGAGGTGATTAAGTCGTTCGGTTCGATTGGTTCGTACATCCGCGCGGTGGCGAAGGGTGCGGCGAATACGAGCGAGGCCGAGGCTCTTCGCAAGCTTGACGTTATGACCCGTACCATCACGGGTTCGACGAACGGCGGCGAGTTCCTTCTTCCGCTGACGCAGGAGCCCGACATCTTCAGCGTGTCGAATACGCAGGTCGGTCTGTTTCAGTTTGCCAAGAAGTACAACGTTCCGGGCCGGACTCTTCGCATTCCTTACCTGATTCAGGACGAGGGGACCAGCACCCTTAACCGTCCGATGGCGGGTAAGATTGCGAACGTGACCATCGTCGGCGAAGGCGACCTGAAGCCGTCGCGCGAGCCGTCGTTCGGTCAGCGTCTGCTCACTATGTACAAGTATGCCGCTATCACCGAGTTCGGCGACGAAATTCTTGCTGACGATTTCACTGGTGAGCTTCCGTCGGAGGTGACCACGGCGGTCGGCGGACAGATTGTCAATAAGATGAACGAAGACATCACCATCGACGGGACTGGTTCGAGCCAGCCGCTTGGCGCGCTCAATGCGTCGAACGGTGCGCTCATCGTCGTGCCGCGCGCGACGGCTGGTACCTTCGTGGCGGCGGATGCCTTCGAGATGTACACGAAGCACACCCACGGCCCGAACAGCGTGTGGATGGTGTCGCGTAACGTTCTGCCGCAGCTTTTTGCGATGCAGACGACCAACAACACGATGGTTACGTGGATTAGCAATCTGCGCGATAAGCCGCAGATGCTTCTCCTCGGGCTCCCGGTTGTGGTCACCGACCTTCTCCCGGCTCTTGGGACGCAGGGCGACGTTGCGCTGGTGAACGGCGACTTCTACGCGATGGGTCTGCGTCAGGCTCTGACCGTCGAGTCGTCGATTCACTTCAAGTTCACCAACGACATCACGACCTACCGCTTCGTGGCGCGTGGTGGTGGTATCCCGCTCCCGACCTCGACGTATGCGTACAAGGTCGATGGGGCTGGCGCGAAGGTGAATCCGCACTCGCCGTTCGTCGTGCTCGGCGACGAAGCGTAATACACCTTAACCTTTCCGAATCGTGGCCCTACCAACGGCGACTGACCTAAAGACGTATCTACGCATCGAGACCAATGCGGAAGACACGCTCTTGACTGCGCTTATGGCGCGAGCAAAGGCGATGTTGGAAGCGTGGATTGATGTGCCGATTACGGCGGAAGTTCAAACCGCTGTTGATAGGGCGACGACGGAGAGCATGCCAATTCGGTCGTTGGTTTTTCCACGACGACCGATTGGCAATGTGTCGGTTACTGATAAGAACGGTACTACTGTGGGCGCGATGGATTACAGCGTCGACAGTATTGCCGGGATGATTTACGCAAAGGAAGGCATCACGTTCCCGTATGGTCCGTATACCATTACGGCGTCGTGCGGGTTGTCGTTGATGCCGAATTACGCGCGGTGGGAACCTGTGATATCGGAGTGCATCATCGATATTGCGGCGGATTTGTATCAGCGGAGAACGCCGGGAGCGTCGACGGAAACGTCGGCGGGGACTAGCATCACGTGGGATACGAGTCGCGAAACGGTGGCGCGTATTATGAAAACGCTTCGGACGCTCAAACTTCCGGTCATGCTATGACGGTTGCACCAAGTCTGCTCGACCAGCGGTTGCGATTCTATGCGCGTCACGATGGCGGCGCGGATGGGTTCATGCGTCCCGTCTACGTATTTACGGGCGAATGGTGGGGGCGCGTCGATGTGATGAGCAGTTCACAAACGGTCGCGACGTCACCGCAAGCGCACGTTGATACGGCGTTCGAGATGAAGGCAACGGTATACGATTACGTACCTGTAGACCCGATGGGTGTGGTTCGCGTCGTTGGAAGTGAGACGATGAATTACATCCGCGGAGTGTATAAGGTGCGCGCGTTGCGTATGCAGGAAATCAGGCTCGAAGAAATTGGACCTGAAGAGTTCGAAACCTTTGTGCTATATGAGGACACGGAAGTGTTGGATGGTGTACATCTGGTGGACCCTGCGTGATGCGTATCGGTGACGATGTGCGTATTTACGATGGACAAGTGGTTCGACTGCCACGGATGACGCCAGAAGATAGAGCGCGCGCGGAAGCGATTGTGGCGCAGTATGGTGGCATCGTCACGGTCGAACCGCGCGATGATGGCATGGCAGTTACGTGGTCAGGTTTGGGCGAAATCACGACGCGAGCGGAGACGTTTGCTTCAGCTATTCGTCAGTTAACCGAACAAATTCGGATTCACATTTCACAAGTGGCGTAAACGCCGAGGGATGCAATGGCGGCCTTTAACAAGTTCGATGCGTTTGTGGAGGCGTTGGCGGAACAGCAACACAACCTTGCGACGGATACACTCAAGGTTTTTCTGACCAACGATACCCCGAACGCCGCAGGCGATGCGTCGTATACGGACATCACCGACCTCACCACGGGTGGTGGGTACACGGCGGGTGGCAATACGGCGACGCAGACCAGTTCGTCGCAGACGGGTGGTCTGTACAAGTTGGTGCTTGGTGACCCGGCAACGTGGACGGCAAGCGGTGCGGGGTTTGGTCCGTTCCGTTATGCGGTGCTGTACAACGACACGGCGGCGAGCAAGGGTCTTATTGGGTGGTGGGACTACGGGTCGTCTATCAGTCTGTCGGCGGGTGATACGTTCACCGTTGACTTCGACCCGACGACGGGCGTTCTCACCCTTCAGTAATTACTCATCATGCCCCTACTTGCTGACCGTGTAAAGGAAAGTACCTCGACGACGGGGACGGGAACGCTCACGTTGCTTGGCGCGTACGAGGGCTACCAAACGTTTAGCAATGCGTTCGGTAGTGGTGTCGCGGTGTATTACGCGATTGCCGGGGGCGATGAGTGGGAAGTCGGTATCGGTACTACGGGCGCGACAACGTTGACCCGTAGTACCGTGCTGGCGTCCAGTAATGGCGGCGCGTTGGTGCCGTTGAGTGCGGGAGTAAAGGACGTATTCTGCACCTATGCGGCGGGTCGTGCGGTCACGACGAGTGATGCGGCGACGCTGACCAACAAGACCATCGACGATTATAGCAACTTTGTTGGAGCCAATCAGCTTCACTTCAAAATCAAAGCGAACGAAAACATCGTTCGCGGTAATGTTCTAAAGATTGTTGGCTACAACGCGGGTGAACAAGCGGTCGAAGTATTGAAGGTTTCGTCAGCGTCAGACGTTGCGCTTGGATTGTCCGATGACACGTTGACGATTGGACAGTTTGGAACGTGTATTAACAAGGGCGAATTGTATGATATCAATACCAACGGATTCTCTGTTGGGGCAATTCTGTATCCGAATACATCGGGCGGATTGACGTCAACGAAGCCTGTAAGCGGAACGTATCAGGCAGTTGCGTTGGTATTGCGGTCACAGTTGAACAATGGCGTTTTGCTTATTGACGCAAGCGCGCCATTAACTGTTGAGACGTCAAGCAACGTCGGTAACACGGTGGTGACCCGCGATGCGTCGGGGAACTTCTCGGCGGGGACGATTACCGCAAGTCTGTCGGGTAATGCGTCGAGCGCAACGACGGCGACCACGGCAACGACGGCGACCAACGTGGCATGGTCTGGCATTACAAGCAAGCCAACAACGTTGAGCGGTTTCGGTATTACGGATGGCGTCAGCACATCGGGGTCGTACGCGAACCCATCATGGCTGACGTCGCTCGCGTGGAGCAAGATTACCTCGACGCCGACCACGCTTTCCGGTTATGGCATTACGGATGGCGTGTCGACCAGCGGGTCGTATTCGAATCCGTCTTGGATTACGGCACTCGCGGGGTCAAAGATTTCCGGCAACATTACGGGCAATGCCGCGAATGTGACGGGAACCGTAGCGATTGCGAACGGCGGAACGGGTGCGACGGATGCGGCGACGGCGCGGTCGAATCTGTCGGTGCCTTCCACGACAGGAAGCGGCGCGTCTGGCACGTGGGGTATCTCGATTAGCGGTAATGCGGCAACGGCAACGAGCGCAACCACGGCGGCGAGCGCGACGACGGCGAGCCAGATTGACGGCGTGGAGTTCGTCAATACGGGAAGCAATAGCGGGACGGCGGCGGATTCAATCAACGCGAACGGCATTTCCTACGTGACGGGCAACATTGCGTTGTTCGGTCAGACGGATGGCGCGTTGTATAGTCAGGCTTATTCGTCGTCGTGGCAACATCAGATTTACGGCGATTATCGTACGGGTCAGATTGCGACGCGCGGAAAAAATAATGGCACGTGGCAGGCGTGGCGTACGCAACTCGATAGTAGCAACTACAACTCGTATGCACCTACCCTGACGGGTGGAAGCGCGTCGGGAACGTGGGGCATTAATATCACGGGAAATGCGGCGACAATTACAAGTCAAGCAAACTCGGCGACAATTAATGCTTCGCAAGGCGTAAACGGAAATGATATTGTGCGGCGTAGTGCTGAGGGATACATCTACGCCAATCATGTCAATTTTAACACGGGCGTCGAAAACCCAACCATTGCCAATTTTATTACTGACAATGGCGATGGTTGGTCTCGCAAGTCATCTCTTGCTCACGTTAAGAATCAGATTCGCGGCATTGCTGACGGAACGTGGGGCATCAACGTAACGGGGACGTCTGGTTCGATTAGTGGTTACAACAACCCGACGACGGCGGCAACGGCAAACACTATCGCGTATCGCAATGGTAGTGGTGATATCGCCGCGCGCGAAATTACGCTAACTGGTGGAACCAATAGCGCAACACCAACGCGACTGGTTGCTATCTACCCCGGCACGGACCAACTTACGAATTACACTCCTGCGGCTGTTGCGGCGGCAATGGGAGCGTTGACCACTTCTAACTACGGCTCCTACGCTCTTCCGTTGAGCGGTGGTACTGTAACCGGAGTAACGTACTTCCTCGGCAATATGGGGAGTGGCGTATATTGCGGCAGTTCAAGTAACGGTAGACTGCAAGCCTACTCAAGTGACAGCGGCACGGCGATGATGTCGTTTCATCGTGGTGGATATTACGCGGTCAATATGGGTTTGGACCCTGACAACGTAATGCGCATTGGCGGTTGGTCTGCGAGCGCAAATCGTTGGCAGTTGGATATGTCAGGCAATCAGACAATTGCTGGAACCTCTTATGCGTATGCGTACAGAGGAACGGGCAACGTCGGCGGTACGGGCGAAGCGTCGTGGCATCCGGCTGGTATTTATAGCGGTGGCACGAATTGGCTTTATGGTACTGTATATCTTTCCAATAATGCGCTTTACAATGCCAGTTACCTGCGACTGAATAATGGTTTTCAGTTAGAGCAGGGTTCTGGAAGTTATGCGTCGATTACTAATTGGGTATATCTGCAAGGTATTCATGGTCTGTATACTGGAACCAATGGAGCGCACTTCTATCCAAACGATGGTTCGTATGGCTCGTGGCGCATAACTGGTAGTCGTAATGGTTGGGGTGGAATTGAGTTTGGAAATGGTGGGAATGGTGCCGTTTCGTTGATGATAGGCGGCGCATCATCCGAATCTGGTTTTCATAACAATTCGTATGGTTGGCAGTTGTATTTTTCAAATGGAGGAACGTATGCGGGTACTGGCACATACGGCGGAAGTGCGACGCGAGTTCTTCAGGAAAACATTTGGATAGGCGATAAGTACTTTGGAAGCGATGGCAATCTGTATAGTGCGTATACGCGCTCGTATGGATTCCTTGACCGCGATGAGCCGTCAAGCTTCTATATGTATCCAAACAATGGGACTCGACTGTATCAGTTGACCACGACGGGTCGTCATTATTTCGAGGGACAGGACCAAAACGAGGACGGAAGCAATACGGCGCAAATTTGCTTTACGTCTGGTGGTGGCATGACTATCGGTTCGATTCAGACCACGTTTGCAACTGGATTCGTTGGCTCTGGTTATCCCGATAATCGTGCGACTGGTATGACGCTGACGTATAATAAAAACCTCAACGTCATTCAGGCGGTTAATGAGTATTACTCTGACGAGCGACTAAAAAGAAAGACGGGTACTCTTGACGGCGCGCTTAATGTGGTGAAATCTTGGGTGCCGTTTAGATACATGGACAATGATGTTGCCAATTCGTTTGGGTTTGCTAACCCGCAAGAACAAATTGGATTGAGTGCGCAGGAGATTCAGGCAACGTTTCCGCAGTTGGTTACGTTGGCTCCGTTTGATGTTGATACGGATTTCAGCGACGAACAGAATCCGCGTCAGTTTTCGAAGTCTGGTGAAAATTACCTGACGTTGAATTACGACAGATTGGTACCCGTGCTAGTGCAGGCAATCAAAGAACTCGAAGCGCGCGTGGCGCAATTGGAGAGTTAACAATGACCGTGACGTATTCGTGGAACTTTTGGCAGTTTAATGCCTACCCCGAGATGGATGGATACACCGATGTGGTGTTTCAGGTGAATTACAATTACATCGGAACGTCGGATGTCGCGAAGCCAAGCGGCGAGTTTTATTCGGCGTCGTGGGGTGGTGCGCAACAGTTTCAGTATCAGGAGGGAACGCCGTTTGTGCCGTTCGCCGACCTGACGCCTGAGATTGTGCAGGGATGGATGGAGGCGACCATTCCACCGGAGCAGTTTGCTCGGATGCAGGAGAATATTACGTCATCGATTGAGGCGCAGATTCATCCGCCTGTCGTGACGTTGCCTGCGCCGTGGACGCCTTCGCCGACGCCTCCGGTACAGCCGTCGTCGCTACCGCTTGTTCCCGTTACACCCTACGTTCCACCCACCTCACAGGAGTGATTGTGTCAGTAGAGCCGAAGAAGCCGTCCCCCGCTGTTATGGTGCTGTGTCAGCAGTTGGTCGCCGAGTTTGCGCAGAAGGCGGAACAGCTTGGGCAGATTGCGTTCGAGACGGACGGAATCAAGAAGGAGGACGGTTGGCGTCTTGATGTATTCAACGGCGCGTACGTGAAGCCTGACATCGAGCCAGAGGGCGCGAAGTAAGCAATGCTCGGATTACTCCCGATTAGCGCGGCACCTATATCGGCACTTGGCGGTGTCGCATTTGCGTTGTCGTGCGCGGCGGGAGTCTTTAGTCAAACGGGACAGGCGGCATCACTCAATACGGGACGCAAAGTTTCGGCGTCCGTGGGCGCGTTTACGGTCGGTGGGCAAGCGGCCCGTCAATCAACAACGCGCGCGAGTGGTGCCGCCTCTTTCACGTTCACGGGATACGACGCGACGTTGGAAGCGGACCGCGTTGTATACGGTGGAGCGGCGTCGTATACGTTGACGGGTGAAGCGGCGGCTATCAATACGCAACGAGTGGTGACGTCGGACGTCGGCGCGTATGCGTGGACGGGATATAACAACCTGTGGCATGCGTCGCGATTGGGCGGCGTGGGTTCGTTCGTCTGGGAAGGATGGCCTGCGGGATTGGCAACGGCGCGCGAAATCAACCCGATACCGGAGGTCTTTTACCTTACGGGTCAGGCGGCGATTCTGCGGTCGGATAGATACCATCGGGCGAACGTTGGTTCGTATGCGTTGGCGGGATACGAGAGTTATGCGATACTGACGCGCGCGTCTAATGGTGCGTCGTATACGTTAACTGGTAATACAGCGTCGGCGCATTGGTCGCGTGTCAATGCGTCGGGCGCGTTTGTGTTGACGGGCGATGTCGCGCGTCAGCATACGACGAGAGTAAGCGACGGCGGAACGTACGCGCTGACGGGCTTCGTTGCCTCACAGAGCGCGTCGCGCGCGTCGGGTGCGGGTGCGTATACCCTAACGGGGAATAGCGCGTCATATCACACGACGCGAACGGGTAGCGTTGGTGCATTTACGTTGACTGGTAATACAGCGTCGCAAAGTATTGTTCGCGCGAGTGAAGGAACGTCGTATACGTTGACGGGTCAGGCGGTCAACCTTGAAGCGCACATCTCAATCAAGGCGGCGGCGGGTGCATTTGCGCTAACGGGTAATACGGCGGCGGCGCATTGGACTATTGCGCACGGCGCGGGTGCGTTTGCGTTGACGGGATACGATGCGACGTTGCTGAAGCAAAAGGTTTATCGCGCGCGCGGTCGTGATATGTCGGACGAATATGTGCAGTTGATTGAGGGGTCGGGTGCCTACGTGCGGTCAAATGATGAGAGCGGACCGTACATCATTGCTTTCGATAGGTCGGAGGGGAAGCCGTAATGACGACGGTAAGCAAGCAAATTCAGCCGGACAATAGCTATTTGGTTCGTCAGGAGTTGCGGTATTACGACGACGCGACCAATTGCTATGAGTTGTGGACGGAGCAGGATGCAACGGTGACGTTTGCGGAGGATGCGAATGGCGACACGCCGATTGCAACGCTTAACATGTTGGTTATGTCGGAGGCGGTAGACCATCCGGGCATCTACTACCTTGTGGTGCATACGCCATTGCTTCAGCCTGCCTTGACGCCGTATATCGGACAGACGATTTATCAAATCGTGCGCGCGGGTGCGTTCAACGACCTACAGGTGGTCACGCCGCTCGTGGTCACGGAACCACGATACGCGCAATGAAAAGGCTCGGGTACAAGTTGATTGATAGGTCGCGTCAGGTGCTTGCGACGTATGATAAGGCGTCGCGTAATGGCATTACGGCGGTCGCCAATATGCTTGTACGCGAAGTGAAGAAAGCGCACACCGAGGCGAATTACTACAAGGGCGGCGCGTTTCGAAATACGCTCGGCGTCAGAAATAGTATTCGAAGAACGGAGCCGGAAAAAGTTGGTGGGTCATATCAAATTCGAGTAGGCACGAAGTTTATCGAGGCGTTGTATTGGGAGTTGGGTCATTACAACGTATTCACGGGAAAGAACGAGCCACCAGTTAAAATTTGGATGCCGACTTTGCTAGAGCAACGCGAGAATGGCAAGGCTCTTTTTGCGGCGACAGTCAAACGTACGCTCGGAGCGTTGCGATGAGTAAACCCAAATACGTCGTACCTAATACGTTGCAGTTGCCATCTACGGCGTCGACCGTTCAGATATATGCAACGTTGCGCAAGTCGTTGATTGAGTATACATCGTCGTGTGGCGACCGATTGGAGGACTACATCGGAGAGCCAGAACGTATCTACATCCGCGCGGTTCCTTCGCCAGTTGCGTTTCCCTATATCACGTTGCTATTGAATAGAACGAGCCAGTCGGCTTATAATGGATATAGGGAGGTTGCGACGTTAGAGGTGCAATGCATTGGAAAGCCGGAATCGCAGTTGCCGTTGGTTGAATCGGCAATGGATATCGTCGACCAATGCCTGACATCACTAACGGATGCGCGGTCGGGGTTGACGGTTGGGCGGTCGAGAAATCGACAGACCATTCCGCAGTTCTCTACTCCGGCAGATAGCAACGTCGTTGGTGTATTGGGTGTGTATGATTTGTTTCTGTGGCCTGTGGTTCTGACTTCACGCGCGTAAGCGCAAAGCGTTTCACTTTTTCACAAGGGTACTAACATGGCGGCTCCTCTTACTGGTTACAATACCAACTTCCCCGATGATGTCGTGCTGGATTCTGGGGTGCTGTATGTTGGTACTAATGTCTTTGGTGCGTTCACGGGTGGGCTGAAGTTCGACCCGGGCATCACCTATCGCAATGTCGATTTTGATGGCAAGCGTTCGCCTGTGAAGGGGCTCGACCGCAAGACGGCGATGGCTCCGAAGATTAGCGGCACGGTCATTCAGCTTTCGACCACCAATGTTACTCAGATTGAGCCGGGAGCGGTTGATACGGCGGCGGGTGAGTGGACGGGCGCGTCGTCGTCGTACGCTCCGGTGGCGGCGGGTGAGTTGATGGCGTCGTACCTCGACGATGTGCGCGCGATTTGGTTGCGCGGCAACGGCGACTATGTGCAGGTGCGATTCCCGTCGTCGATGTGCACGAAGTATGACATTACTTCGCAGGATGGCGCGGAGATTGCCATTGCCATTGAGATTGAGGCGCGGCTCGACACCGCTTGGGCTGGATACGATGGGACTGGTACTGCGCCGTATCGTATTGAGTACCTCACTTCCGTCAACCCGACTCCGTAACCTACACCGAGACAATGACTCTCATCGACCTCGATTCTCTTATTAATCCGGCGCGGTTGCCGCGCGTCAAGTTGTTCGGGCGTGAAGTGGTCGTGCATCCGATGTCGGGTGCGGCGGCGCATCGTGTGGCAATTGTGTATGCGAAGCCAAACGATGATGGCACGGCAATGTTGGCGGCACTTTTAGATGTGGCAAAAACGTCGGTGCCGGATTTGACGAGTGAGGAAGTGGAGAGATTGTCGCTAGAGCAACTTGTTGCCGTTGTGCAGTTGTCGCGTAATGGCGTTGCAGAAGTTGAAAAGATGTTGTCCGAGGCGGCGGAAAAAAACTAACACCCGCAACGGAACAGCATGGTCGTTCCGTTGCGGTTGAGATGACGCACGAGCAATTCGTTCGACGCATTATGGTGGTGTGTGCGCGAGAAATGGGTCAACGAATTGAGGTGATAGCACAAACGTCATTTGCGGTGTTGTTGTGGACGTATTACGAATTGCAAGAAATGAAGGCGCAGGAAGCAGTCGAGCGGTTAGGAGAACGAACGGATATGGCGGGGATGGTTGCCGTTGCGTTTCACCAACCACAAGACTTGCAGAAGATGGAAATGCGGTATCTGCGAGCGGCAGGAAAGTTGTCGAGTATGATAGATGATGCGCGCGACCGTATAGCGCGAATGGTTGAGGCGCATCGTCATGTGCAACCTGTAATGAGGGATGCAACGAATGACTGATGTGATGGCGTTGTCACTCCTCTTGAAGGAAGAAGGGTCGGCGGCACTTCAATCGTCGCTCAAAAAGTTGGGCGCAGAAGTGGCACTAACGGTTGCGCAGTTTGGTGGTCTGACTAAGGCAATCACGACAATGGTGCGTGAAACTGCCGATGCACAGGCGATGCAAGCGCAGTTGATAACCACGCTAGAAAGTACCAATGGCGTGAGTGGTCAAACAATTGAAACGTTGAATCGTCAGGCCGATGCGCTGATGAAGGTCACCGCGTTCGGAGATGAAGCGATTCGTAGCGCGCAGGCAATGTTACTTGGGTTTACCAACGTTCGAACGGTATTTGCAGAAACCATTCCCGTTGTGTTGGACCTTGCGCAAAAAATGCAGATGGATTTGTCGAGTGCCGCCCTGTTGGTTGGCAAGGCGTTGCAGTCGCCATTGGATGCGGTGGGCGCATTGGGTCGCGCAAAAATTAAACTTGGTAAGGACGAAGAAGACCTTATTAAAAAGTTTATTGGCCTAAATGATATTGCCAAAGCACAGCGGGTGGTGTTGGATGCATTGCGACGCGCGGCGGGTGGTTCGGCGGAGGCATATGCCAATACACTCGGTGGCGCACTTCAACAGGTCAAGAATGAGTTCCTGAATCTGTTTGAAGCGGAGGACAAGACATCCGAATCAATGATTCGCGGATTGAAGGAAATTGCTGGTATGTTGAGCGGCCTTCGTCCGATTATTGCATATGTCTTTGATAATTTTGTTAAGGGTTTGGTGACTGTTGGAACGTTGATTGGTCAGGTGACGTTGGCGGTTGCGCGATTCTTTCAAATGATAGGGGCCGTTGCCATCAATCTTGGCGGCGCATTTGCAACGTTTCTTCCCGGTGGTGTCGGCGAGAAGGTTCGACAGTTTCTTGACACCTTCAATACGGACATCAACGCGTCCGATGCTAACCTGTCGCAGTTACAGGAACGCATGGCTGATTTCCGCGCGCAAGTGTTGATGGGATTTGCAACGCCGCAGAAGAAGGAGCGCGGAACTGGTCTTGGATTGCCTACGGATGACGTCGATACGACGGGCATGACCGTTGATGAGTCAATGAAGCAACGACTCGAAGATGAAAAGAAGGCGATGGAAGATTTCAATAAGCAATGGTTGGAAATAAATCAGGAGTTTTTTAATCAACGTATGCAAGCGCAGGAGGATGAGAACAGAGCGTTTGCGGATGCGTTGAGGGAAATGGACGACCAATACTATCGCGATACGGCAGAGGCATTTAAAAATCGTATTGAAGGTTTGGTTGCACAGATGGAAGGAAGCGCAAAGAATAGATTGGCAACTGGTATTACCGAGTCGCTTGAAGATGGGATTGCAAGTGGGTTGATGGGTGCCATTCAGTCTGGGCGCATTGATACGTTGTGGAAGACTATGGCGCAAACATTGGTTGGAAAGATTGCCAATGTTATGGTCGAGTTTGCAATTAAGACACGAGTGTTTGCCACGTTGATGGCAAACATCAAAAGACTGTTGATGTTGGGTAATGGGGCTGGCGCGGTGTTGGCGGCGGGAGCGTTGCTCGCATTTGCATATGCGAACGGTGGGAAGTCGGGCGTTGGAAGCAATACGATTGCGGGTGGTGCAAGCGGTGTAACGTCTACCATCAATGCGCCTATCCCTACGACGCGAATGGTGTTCAATGGAACGGCGGCTGGCGCGACAACAAATGTTGCGCCGATTGCACCGATGAACATCACGGTTATCGGACCAAATGACCCGACGGCACAGCGCGCGATGCAAGAGTTGATGATGAAGGCGAATCGTCGGGGGAATGTGTAATGGCTCAGATTACATGGGGTTCGCCAACACAGACGCTAACCAACGGATATACTGGCATCGCGGATGGAGTGGCATCACGGTTTGCTAACTATCTGCCGTTTACAAATCGTGTTGGCGATACAGCAATAGCGTTGGGAACGGGCGCGCGTACGATGTTTACGTTTCGTATTGATTACGGCGCGTCGTTTGAAATGCGAGAAATTCCGAATACGTCACTCGATGTGGCGTTGGCGTTGCTTCGACATTTGCAAAACGGTGGCGTCGTGTCCGTTGATGTTGGAGATGGAGTCAATGGACCATACACGAATTGCGTATTGGCACCTGACGGGAATGTGACGTTAGCGATGCAGGACAATGTGGAGTTGACGTACACGCTGAGTGTTTCGGTTATTAACCTCAATGGCGCAGATATGCTCTGCGAATACGCGACGACGTAATGCCATCACTCAATTACAAACTCGTCATTCGTGATGCGTCCACGGTTGCCAATCCAAATGGGACCACGGACGCAATTACCATTACGTCGCTTCGTACTGGCGCGAACACGTACATTGCGAGTCCGCCATCTGGTGACGGATACGAAGTTGATGCAATTACGGGCGCGATTCGGTCTGGTTCGTATACGGTACAGGTTGTCGATGCGGTGACTGGTTCCGATGGGACTGGCACCGTTCGGTTTTTTACGAACAAACTTGAGGACGGGAATTACCAACAGCAGTTGCTGTCGCGTCGCGCATACCTGTATGTGTCTGGCAATGAGGGCGTGTCGTGGACACAGATGTATGCGGGATACGTGAGTGCTATTCGTCTTGTTTCTGCGGCGACGTTTGAAATTGGCATTGCCGATTCGCGTCGCGTGGAACAAACGAGGACTATCTTCACGGGTAATACACTCGGCACGTTTACGACGCGCGGATGTCTGACGGGTGGACCTGTTACGAAAACGTGGGGACCAGTTGTTTCGCGTGGCGGGTGGTATTACCAAGTCAAGTCTGTTCCCGGCAATCAAAACATTGCGCTGTATTTTGTTTCCGGGTATGACAGTTTCGCTAATTCACCTGTCGTTTCCGATTGGAAGAAATTAGTTCGTCAGTCGGTAGTTGATGAAATCACCAAGAGTACGCGCATCATTACGGAGACGTCGCTTGGATATCCTGTTGGGTATGGCGACATCGTTCTTCATGTAGGAACGACGGACACCAATGCGGTTCCGACGTCGCATATCCTATTGGCAAATGAGTACGGACAGGCGTATTCATCGCCCGGATATGGGCCGTTGTCGGTGTGGTGGAGCAATCCCGCGACAATTCCGGCAAACAATTCGTATCTCTACGTCAGTCTGTACACGCGCAATGTGTCGGCGGCGTGTCCGTTGTATATCGATGCTCATCCCGTTGATATCGTTACGCAGATTTGGGATGAAGCGCGGATGTATTGGAAGGACCCTGCGGCACCTGACCCTGCGTGGGTTGCGCAGATTCGCGCGTTGCTCGGTGCGGATACGCGATTGGCGATTCGTCTAACGGAACCGCCTGTCATTAGTAAGTTTCTTGAAGAAACTATTTTTGGGCCATTCGGTATTTCGGCGCGCGTAAATAGTGCGAGTGGTGCGCTCGAATTGATTGACGTTCGCGGTAGAGGAACGGGAACGCCGAGCGTGACGATTACGGCGGCGGATATGACAAACGGGTCGGATGTAGTATTCGACCTTGATGAGAGTACGGCTATCTCTACGGTTAGTCTTAACGCGCAACTGTTCTCGACAAACTATACCGCAAAGTCTGCCGATGTTGTCACGAGTACGACGCCGACTGACGGAGTGTTGGTTAACGAGGTAAAGGCGGTTGGGTACAACGGAGACACGACGGTTTTTGCGGGTCGTGAAATTTCATTCACGATTAATGGGATGATTCATAACGTAGACAGTTGGTTGTCTGCGGAAGCCGCAATGCTTCAGTCTATTGCGGTACCTATCTATTCTCGATTTGGTCGTGGTGCGCAGGCGGCGGATGTGTCTATCATTGGCACATCGAGTGCGGCGAGTCTACAGGTTGGCGATGAGTGTATCTTCGCGGCTCCGCATTATCC